TGACTTGCCATGCATGCGTGCTATCTCGTCTTTGCCTATCACAGCTAACTTGCCATCGGCTTCGGGCTGCCTTCTGCGTATCATGTCCAGTTCCTGCACGATGACATCGCGGAACTGATTCACCTTGAAGATTACTTTGTTCTGCTCAATCAATTCGGCAAGCTTGAAATAGCACTCTGCCTTTTGATTGGTGAACTTATCCGATTGCTTGGCTCTGCCACCATTAAGGAAGCCTCGGCATTTCAAGCTATCTACCACACCACCACCTACACCATCTTCATCGCAGATCACATTGCTTAATTTGATAGCATGCCTGTCGCACAACTGGCGAATGGTAGCGACAACAGTTGTAATTGGTTGCTTGCGCAGCTCGTGAATCTCCATTAACTGCAAACCATGCCACACGCAAATCACACTGCGGTCTTTTCCAAGTCGTGCGATGTCCGCACTGATGAACTTTTCACCTTTGGCTTCTTCTTCCCGGAAGCAGCGCACCAAATCATCGTATTGATACAGGTTGTCTACGCTCTCGTCATATTCCCAATCACCATACAGCAGCCTTCGCCTATCTATTTCGGGCAACCGCTCAAGTGTTTCGATGTAGCTTTCAGGTAGGTGTGGGTTATCGGTCGGTAGCGATGGTATAAACGCAAGGTGCTGCGCTAAGTTATCTGCTTTGTGTGGTGCGTAAAACTCATTGTAAAGCCATCCTTTGGACGGATTGCAGGTAAGTAGCATCTTTGGTGCTAAATCAAATTCGCGTAGCTTAAAACGGATGCGCGATTGCAAAATGTCAATTGCTCTTTTTGATACCTGCGCAGCTTCATCCACATACGCATCAGTCAACTCCAGTCCACCGAGTGCGTGGAATTCAGGGTCACTCGGATAAGCAAACAAGTCTTTCAGGATTATCTCACTGCCATTGCTAAAGGTGATAACGTGCGTTTGATTGTTAATGGTGTAGTGTTCGTTGGGTGCAAGACCAAACATCTGCGCTACCTCAAAGAATGTCTTCAGCGTGGTCTTCTTTAACGTATCCAACTTGCTGCGACCTATCAGACCTCGCGTGCCTGGATACTTAAACCTGCGGCTTATTTGCCATGCACAACCAATGAATGACTTACTTCCGCCTGCTGCACCACCGAAAAGCACCACACGTGCCGGGTGTGAATTACCCAACACACGCAGTGCTTCGTTTTGTTTCGGCAGGTATTCTATCATAATCTTTTGTAGTCACAACAGGAGTCGAACCTGTGGGCAAATGGGTACAATGTCGGTTCCATACAAACCACCCATCCACTCTATGTATGCTCAGCATTAAGCCACTCTGCCATATGACCATGTTGCTCGTCTTTCCGAGCCGTCATCAACTTTTTCTTTCAATGTTTCGGGGTTGACACCTTCTGTAGTCAGGACAGGATTCGAACCTGTAATTGTGTTGAAATTCAACTCAACATCTATCTGAACATCAGCGTCTGCCATTCCGCCACCTGACTAATCCTTTTTAAAACGGCAAATCACCTGTGCCTTGTGAATCGTCTTCTTGTGGGCGTTGTTGCATTGGTTCGCTCATCTTGCCCGAAAAGAACTTGCCGCTCTTGCCTTCTTTAACCCATGCAGCCAGTCGCATCTTCTTGCCGTTGACCATGATTTCACCTGTATACTGTGGTCCGTTGTTAGCCACGTTGTTGTTCTTGAATAGGGTGAACTGTCCCTCTTGCATTTGATAGTTACTCATTGTATTAATTGTTAATTATTGCGATGTCATCGGACATGAGTGCGATTGTTTTATGTCCGTTCAAGTCCGTTGTTTCAATTATTTCAAACTGCTCAAGGTGGATGCTGTGGATGTCGATGAAGCCAATGTAGATTTCCATCTCATCAGGATAATCAGCCAACCTATCAAACAATTCGCCTATTGTCATAGCCTGTATTCATCTTTGTCCGTGAGTAGTAAAAGCTCCTCAAAGATAAGACGCATTGCCATATTATCACTCATTGCAGGACGCATGCTGCGTTTAGCTGTTAACACAAACAACTTGCGTAGTAGTTCGGTTTCGCGCTGCTTGTCGTACTGCATGTTAGTATTCATTTTGCTTGTTGATTTCTTCCATGTACCTTTCCTTGCGGTACTCGTTGAACTGGTAAGGTGTGTTCTTGTACACCCGAAAGCGCATGTCGTTATTCCATTGCGGCAGCGCATCGTATTCAGTCATTAGCTTTTGTTCAAATGCGCTAACCTCACTGCGCTTCACTTCCCGTGCCGGTGCTTCTTCAATCTTCAACTTGTCCGCAGTTTGCTGAATAGCCTCAAGCACCTGGTGATGTTGGAACATTTCGTAGATGTTGTTGGCTTGCTTTTCGTTTTCGTTAATGGTATCACACACTACTTGCCTTTCTTGGTCGTAAAGTGGAAACCATGCAAGCACCGTAGCCGGGTCGATGCGGTTGTAGATTGTGCCATACGCACCAATCGCACCGCGATCTAAACACAACTGCACATCTTCAAGTGAATACATCCACATCTTTTCCATGATGTTTTCAGCGCAGAATTCAATCTGCATTGCATTCATGTTGTTCTGCACATTGAGCAGTTGCGTGCATCGAGTAACAAGCTGCATGATTTTTACTTTAGTGGTTTGCCTGTCTAACTTACGAAGCAGTGCTATCTTGTCTTGCTGCATCGCGTGCGTTACTGATAGCGACTGCATCGCGGAAAAGTTGTTCAGCTTTTGCAACGTGTTCTGCTGTTGTAGTTGGTTGTTTTGCATATTGATTTGGTTTTTGATTTTTTAACTTGTCCCATTCTTTGCGCATCCAGTTGCGCACTGTGCTTTGCCAATCCTTCATTGGTACTTTGCCCACCACCCATCCATTGGATTCGTAGTGATCCATAAACGTGCGTGCAAAATTAACCAACTTATCCTCGGTCATAAAGTTCTTGCCTTGCATGTTCAGTTCACCCATCAGGTTGTACACATCATTCTCATGCGGCTTCACAAACATTTTGCGACTTACCCTTTTCTTATTTACATCTTTATTTTCATTTTCATTTTCATTTTCCATATGTGGAACATATGTTTTACTAGTCTTCGACATATGTATATCACTTGTTTTTTTCATTCTATTGTTTCGTCTTGATTCGGCAAATGCTTTACGCTTGCTGATTTCAAGCATCAAACGCTCATTGCAATAGTTGCCATCTTCATTGCGCGAAAACTTTTGTGATACGGTAGTGTACACATCCTGTCTTAAACATATCTTCATCATATGTTTTTCACTGATGCATCCTTTTGATGCTTGATGACATAGGCAGCGTATGTACGCCCCCACTTCATCATTGTCCATATCATCAGTGCCAACTAAGAAATCTTGATAGTAAAAAAGAAATGCCGGGTCTTGTGCCATGTTGTTATTGTATTGATTTGAATAAACACAAACCTATGAAAGTGCTGCGATGATTTCGCAAGTTGCCGACAATTAATCTATTCCATTTGCAACTATTGTACGTGTCGGGCAAGCAGCCATTGCGTTCAAGTCCGATGTAGAAATGACTTTCATTGTAACTTAAATTCCGATAACCTTGATCTGTGCGCTTATCTGCAAACTGGATGCGGATATCTTTATGCACGCTGTCGGCATGGCTACGTATTATTGGTTTTGCAATAGCCACATCATCGAATAAACAAGACTGGGTTGCGTACACTTCTTGCATGTTGGTTTGCACCAATAGCTTTTTACTTGACGCATCCACAATACCCATTGACAAGCGGTCATCATTGAGCCTATCAATAGTTGTAATTGGTATCTTGTTAAGTAGCAAATCGGTTTCTTCACGTTGTTGCTTTCCAATGAAACGAATTCGCACCGGCTTGTATGAATGCTCACGCCTGCATGTCATCGGTTCAACCTGTATTTCATACTTGCAATGCTTATACATGCTATTCACTGCAACTGGATACAACCTTGTGAGTTCATTCGTATCCAAATTCAAACCGATGCTGCAATGGTAATAACCGCCAAGCTTGTTGTTCATCTCAAATTGAGCAATAGCTATTTGCAGAAATCGAATTGTTTTCATACAGGTAAGGATTTATGATTCTCAATAGTATTTAAAACATCTTTATCTGCTTGAGCTAAAAGAACATAAATACAATCTTCCATGCATTGCCATAATAGTCCACCATTGCAAGGACCATAATCACCCCATTTTTCTGCGCAATCAGCAAAAAAACGATATAATTGAAATGCTAATTCTACATCTATTTGGTAATAAATCAAACCTTGTATTTCTCCAGCGTAGATTTGTTTTTTAAAGTCAGCTGCATATCTACTTGGTGTTTCTAAAACATCATTACAGTCAGATTGAATTTGAGCATTTTCAATGATGTCCAATGCGCCTATAATCGTTACAGCGCACGATAAGTCAAATGTACTTTTTAACATGGTATTTATTATTTATTTGAATCAATAAGGTTTTTTAACGTATCACAATGACAGCGAAGCGGTGCGCACCAACAACCAAGTGCTTTGCCTTTTAGTTTTGCAAGTTGTTTGTGAATGCTTGGTTTAAATGGTAGGTAGTGTTGCTCGTAATTATCACATACCTCATCCCGGTCACCATCCTTATCCATTTCAAACGGATTACCGAAATCACTGAAGCGATCGCAACGGATATACTTGCCTTGTTCTTCTGCGTATTTCATTGCCGCTAAATCAACTTTTTGATTTATTACAACAGTTTCACCACGCTTCAAAGCTTCAATCAATTGTTGGTCACGTGTGGTAATTTGCGCATCATCTTTTTTCTTTTGTTGCTCGTACTCTTTAGCAGCAAACAACACCCGGCTCGTAGTTAATTCAACACGCTTTTCACTTTCTTCTTTGGCGACTGCAATCTCACGTTCAAAGACTTCTTCAGGTAGTGCCGCAATCTTTTGGAAAGTGGATGACTGGTCTTTGGTCAATCCAAAATCAGATAACTTAGTTTTGCCTTGGTTGGCGTCTTCGACCAAGGCACTTTTTGTATACTGATTTACATTGCCACTAGTTTTACTTACCTCACTTTCCTTCAACAACTGTCCTAAGATTCGCTGCGTGCGTATCTTCTGTTCAGCAATCATATTTTGCAATTCGGCATCTTTCTTTTCTGCCTTTGCCCATACTTCAATTGCTTTGACTTTGTTAAGATAATCAACACCCGATTCAAGTGTTTTGATTTGCGCCAATTGCGCCTGTGCGTTTTCACGCAATGCTAATGCATCCATCATAAGATAAAAATAAAATACCCACCTTCACATGCAAAGGCGTACCCTTAGCCGAATGGCTATGGCAATGCAGTGAAGATGGGATTTGAAATGTTTTTCATAAGGGTACGCTTCGCAAATATAGTTAATCTATATCTACTTCCAAATAATTGTGGCAATCATAAAGCCTATCATAACACCAACAGCCAGTATCAATAATACCTTACTATTGCTTGTGTCGCATTCGGGTTCTTCATATCTCATTGCTCTAAGTATTTTTTGATTGTTTGCGTGAATTCTTCAAATGACCTGCACACTTTCACGCAGTATCCTGCATTGATTAGTTGTGCGTGAACGATTTTCTGCGTGTCCGAAAGCTTTCCCTTTTCGGTTTTCATCTCGATAAATAGTGCATGATGTCCAGACGATGCCATGCATATCATCAGGTCGGGCATGCCGGGCATTGCACCTTCTGCCTTGAGTATGTTCCATCGTTTGGCACGTTGCACCGGTGTGCCGCCAATGAAAACTCCGTTAGGAAAGGAAGCGATCAATGTGCGTGGGAATGAATAGCGAAACCACTCAACACATTGCTGCTGCATTTTGCTTTCGTCATGCTTCATTCGTGCCATAGTTTAGTAGTTGCCCAAAAGTTAGCCACGTAGTTCGCATCGGTCTTGATGTTGATGGTAGGTATGTTGTTGCGCAAATGGTTATATTCCCAATAGCCTAACTTGCTTACCTCGTAATCGAAGCCAATACGATGACCGCAATACTGGATAGTTGGGTATTCAACCGCAACGCTAAAGTTGACGATGTAGTTAAAGCCGTTTAGCGTAACCAAATAGGCATTATGCAACTCTTGCCCATCCTCGTCCACTATAACCTGTTTATCGGGTTGGTATACGTTCTTTACCCATTCGTACATGACGCCTACACTTACCCGTAGTTGGTTGCGCATAACGTGAAAGGGAAGCTTGTTGATATTGCGCCTGATGTACGCAACCTGCTTTGCTGTGGGATGTTGTATGGTCATTGTTTACCTCCTTTGTTTTTGAATTGTTCAAACCAATAATCTCTTGCCGCTTCTGATTTAGCACCTGCAATAAAACTTTCTCCATTTTCCTCTTGCGCTGGTTCCCATTTAGTTTCTACATATTTTGCAGCAGCCTCTTCAAGTGTTTCTTCTTTACTCATCGCCTTCGTTTTTAATTGTTATTGAATTAATGACTTCGCATAGTGGCAACTCAAGCACTTGGCTGAGATTCATCAGTTGTCTTAGCTTGATGCTGCCCGGGTCAACACACCAGTTGTGCAGTGTCTTTTTGACTATGGGTGTGTTGCTTCGTTGCATAGCACGAAGGAGAGCAGCTTTGCTCCCCACCGTGCGTGCAATCAATCCGTTTAATTGATTGGTTTGTCTCATAGTTTAGGTTTTAAATCAGGGTTAACAGCGTAGAACACTTCGCGGTGGGCTTCGCTAAACATGTGCATGAATACACTTTCATCAATAGCCCTATAACGCTTATCGCGCATATCGATTTCAAGTCGTGCTTGCACCTGTATTGACTCATCGTATTTACGAGTTTCAATCTGCTTGTTGGTGCTGTAACCTATAACGGTAGTTAATACCATGTCCGCAG